GCGAATATTTAAAATGTCTACATACTCTACACTCTACCACGGATCACACGGGGTACGCGGTCGCCATGGCCCCCCCCTACGTTATACGTATACCCCGTTATGCAAAATTAGAGATTTTAGGTTGTAAACACCTTCAGATAGGTACGATCAGTACCTACTGCCATCAACTTACATACGCAACATTGTTTCTTTTTGATAAATATATCATTTTACTATTGACTTTTACATTAAAATATGGTACAATTACTCTTGTAATTGGAAACGAAGTTCCCAAAACGTAGTATGGAAATTACATTACGGCAATAGTACTATCTTTTTTAAGATAAAATCTATAATATTTCCTAATATATACTACTTATAGTATATAAATATACATAAAACACTCTATATAGTCCTGTATAAAACCACATCACTGTCTTTAATGTGGTCCGTATCTCTATAAATATTGTTTTTTAGTTCTGTATACACTTTTTGCTTGACATGTAAAATAGAATATGGTATACTATCGTCCATAATACCTACTGTGCCTAGCCTCTTCTCTACCTGCGGGGGTTGTATGGGTTAGGATTAAGCTTTTTTCGCTGTAATTATTGCATCGAAGTTACATATTTAGGGGGGTTTTCCACATAGCAGTAGGTAACCCCCCTACTTTTTGAGAGATACACTAAGATAAATGGCAAAGAACATTGATCACTACTACCGGGATGGTACGAAATGTACTAGTAAAGTACATAAAATGCCTGACGGTACGTTACATAGTGGGGCCACCCACACGAAAGCTAGCAAACCTTTATTTCATTTAAAAGAGTTATCTAAAACTGCACAAAAAAGGACTGTGGAAGATAAGAGTAAAAAGGGTAAAAAGAAGTGACCGAAGAAAATAGTTACCCTGATAAGGAAACCTACCAAACTAACCGACGCTGGATGGCCTGGACTGCTCTAGTTACTATGCTTATTGCAACAGCGGCTGTACTTATCTGGCCGCTTCGTTTTGAACCTGCTCAAAGTATACTTATGATGATGTACGGCGCACTGTCAGCTCTTGTCGGTGCCTACTTTGGATTCAGCCAGGCTAAAAAGAAATGAATTACGATAGTCAAGAACTAATAGATATGTTAACGAGACACGAGGGCTGTGTACTTACCGTTTACCAAGATTCTCTAGGCATAGATACAATAGGTATCGGTAGAAACATTGAAGATCGTAGTGTGTCGTCTAAAGAGTTACTATTCTTAGGTTACTATGATATAAGTGAAATCTACAACAAGGGTATAACAAAAGGTGGAGCTAGCTATCTACTCGAAAACGATATTGCTATCGTTGAACGAGAATTGTCTGCGGCTCATGCTTGTGTGGAACTTCTAAGTTCAAATAGAATAATCATACTTCTTAACATGGCGTTTAACTTGGGTGTCCCTCGTCTGTGCAAGTTTAAAAATATGTGGGCAGCGATACACGAGAAAGATTTTGATACCGCTGCTGAAGAAATGCTTGACAGTCGTTGGGCAGAACAAGTAAAAGGCCGAGCTACTGAACTAGCAGAGATGATGAAGACGGGTTAGTAGGGTTGACAGACGTTCACATGTAACCTAAAAAGTTAGACACGCAAGACAAAAAGTATAAGGAATATAAATTATGCCAGGTAAATTACCTAACGACGGGCCTATGACTTCAGCTGAAAAAGAAGCCAGTAAAAGGGCTCTTACTGAAGGCAAGGTAGTAGAGGCTATTCCCGTGGTTTTCTTTGCAAGATTGATATCACCCGTTTGGTCTATTATTAGCGATCTGCTAAAGAAGGGTGATGCGGTAGGAAACACAAAACTAATAGAGAGTCGTATTGCTTCACAGAATAAATCTGGACCTCGTCAAACGGTTCTTCCGCCAAGCAAAGCCAAACCAGAGAATACTGCGCTGCACCAAGTTACTGTAACTCCTGGAAAAGCAGGCAAACCCCCAACGATTACCACCCAACCGAGCACCCCTGCGAGTAGTAGAGCCTTGCATGTGAGGCCGACTAGGATAATGAATTCGCCAATAAAACAGCTACCAGCTGTGGTAAAAACTATGACAGCCGGTAGAAGTATTGCTCCTTCTTCCGTCGCCGAAGTACGAAGTGCCCAGAAGGCTATTGTAGCTTCACTGAAACCGACCTCAACCATACTAAAAACTAGTACAGCTGCCGCTAGCAGCGGTGAAGAAGGGGGAGCTGCAAATAAGACCAAGTCTAAGCCTGTACTTGTAGATAGGGAGGGCACGGCACCCTACGGAGACGACTCAACTCCAACACGAAGTGTAAAGCCCTCTACGAAGGGTCGTTCTACGGGTACGGAGTATGGAGACGTCACTGCCCCCAGACGATATAGTGAACAAACCGGTCGTAAAGTTATCCGTGACTGGTTAGGTGACGACACACAGGTAGAATACGGGACAAGGAATGAAGCCATGGAAGAACAGAATCTACGTCGCGGCGGTTCTGTAAAGAAAAAGGCTAGTAGTTCTGTAAAGAAGAAAGTTAGCAGCCCTGCGAAGAAGAAAACTAGTACAGCCAAGTCTAAGTACGGCATGAACAAGGGTGGCTTTACCAAAGGCGGCGGTAATTACTATTAAAGGAATACTATGACTGAACAACAGGAAAAATTCTTAAACGCTTTGTTTGGTGAGGCGCAAGGGAACTTCCGACAAGCTATGGATTTGGCGGGTTACTCTAAGCATGAATTCCCTGCCCGTCTCATCCGTAGTTTAAAAGACGAGATCATTGAACGTGCAGAGTATCTGCTTGCGGCTAACGCGCCGAAGGCAGTGCTATCCATGACCGGTGTATTAGATGATCCCAGCGCACTAGGGAACCGTGAGCGACTAGCAGCGGCTAAAGAAATCCTAGACCGTGCTGGGATTGTCAAAACTGAGAAGATTGAACATAAAGGTACAGCATCGTCTATTATTATTCTACCTCCCCTCGATGAAGAAGTAGATGCCTCAGAACAAGATTAAGCATCTTAGTAGAGAAGCTATCCCTGCTGTTGGTCGTCGTCCCTACGGGTATGAGACCGCAGGTAAAGAATACCTACCGCATCTACCTACTGTAGAAAAGCTAGAGATAGCTATTGAACAAATTAGAGACGGTAATCAACCTGTACGTAAGGTAGCGGCGTGGTTAGAACACGAGACTAATAGAAAGCTATCCGCAACCCGACTTCACAAACTTGCATGGTCACCCGAGGAACTTGAGGCGCGTAGAAAAGTCAGACGGCGTGGTCTCAGTAAAGAACAGCGAAAAGTTGAGGATCTAAAGAGTATCGAAAAGCAAAGCCGTATTAAACATGGCATTGCAGAAAGAAAGCTACAACAGGCGGTAAAGAAACCTGAAGACGTATCAGAGATACTAGACTTTACAGACTCTGCTGCCACTACACAATCTGTGGCCTTTAAAGCGAACGCCGGTCCTCAAACTCAGTTTCTTTCTTCTAGCGAACGTGAGGTATTCTACGGTGGAGCTAGGGGTGGAGGTAAAACCTACTCATTACTAATTGCTCCCTTACGTTTTGTGGATAAGTCTGCTCATCGAGCTTTACTTATTCGGCGATCAATGCCTGAGTTACGAGATGTAATATTCCAGACACAACAGATATACCCTAAAGTAGTTAAAGGAGCTAAATGGAAAAGTCAAGAGAACACTTGGTACTTCCCAAGTGGAGCAAGAATTGAGTTCGGTTACTGCGAAAACCTTCAAGACGTACTTAGATACCAGGGGCAGTCTTATTCGTGGATCGGTGTGGACGAGTTACCGCAATACGCTAGCCCGGACATTTGGCATTTTCTTCGATCGTCTCTACGAACTATCGACCCGACTATCCCGTTACATATGCGAGCAACTGGTAACCCTGGCAATATTGGTTCTGCGTGGGTTAAAAAGATGTTTATTGATCCTGCTCCTCCTAACACGAAAGTTGTTGAGAAGGTTGAATACGAGTTAGATGGTCGCAAGTTAACCAGTGAGATCACCCGTAAGTTTATTGCAGCATCCGTATGGGATAATCCATACTTAACACAGGACTCTAGTTATGTTACGATGCTGGCTTCACTACCTGAAGTTAAGCGTAAGCAGTTCTTATACGGAGACTGGGATGCTATCGATGAAGGTGCCTTTCCTGACTTTAATAAAGATCTTCATGTAGTACCAGCATTTGAGATCCCTAACGGTTGGACGCGGATTAGAGCAGCGGACTTTGGTTATGCAGCACATTCAGGTATCCTGTGGGGTGCGGTAGACTTTGACGGATGTCTGTGGATCTATAGAGAATTATATGTTAACCGGTTAACCGCTGATAAGTTAGGGCAGATGATTATAGACGTAGAAGCGCAAGACGGTCGTATCCGTGATGCGTTGTTGGATAGCTCTTGTTGGGCTAAAAGAGGTGATACAGGACCATCTATTGCTGAGACTTTAAACGCTGAAGGGTGTCGATTCCGCCCCTCTGATAGATCTCCCGGCAGTCGTGTTGCCGGTAAGATTGAATTGCATAAACGGTTAACAATTAATGAAGATACAGATGAGCCTGGGATTAGGATTCTCGACAATTGCAGGAATTTAATAAGTCAACTTGCAGCTCTACCTATAGACGCTCGTAACCCAGAAGATGTTGATACACGAAGTGAGGATCACTTGTATGACGCTTTACGATATATGATCATGTCTCGTCCTGTTAATTTAAAAGTAGCATATCAGAACGCACCGAAAACACGTTGGAAACCCTCTGACTCTAGATTTGGATATTAATAATGGCGAAGAAAAAGAATGCTGTAGCTCTTGATGATAGGGCCGGTCCCGGTGAGGATTCCTATCAGAGTCTCGTAACCTATGTAGAGTCTCGCTTTTCCCGAGCTAAGGATCGGCGATCTACAGACGAGGGAAGATGGCTGCAGGCTTACCGTAACTATCGTGGTCTCTACGGGCCAGAGGTTCAGTTCACTGAGGCAGAAAAGTCCCGAGTATTTATTAAGGTAACTAAGACTAAGGTTCTAGCTGCGTATGGACAATTAATTGATGTCCTGCTGAGTCAGAGCCGATTCCCGTTAAGCGTTGAACCAACTGCTCTTCCAGAAGGTATCCTCGATACTGTTAGTGTAGACCCGAAGGAACAAGAGACTGAGGAGGTGGTTAAAAAACAGATTGAGAATCTGTACGGCTATCCTGGAGACGGCAAGGAGCTACAACCTGGGGACACCGCTAGTAAACTCTTAGATCGTCTTGGACCGCTAAAGGAAGACCTAAAAGATATAGAAAATCTACAAGAAGGACCTGGGGTTACTCCTTCTGCTGTAACATTCCATCCTGCTCAAGTAGCAGCTAAAAAGA